CGCGCGCGTTCGACGAAAGCGCGTCCGCTTTCATTCAACGTCGGCGCTGCGAATTGGAACTGCTGCGACTCCAATCGGGCGCGCCCGCTCGCTGACATCCACGAAATATTTACCGAAGGAAAAACCATGAAACTCAGCGAACAGATCAAGGCCGCGCAGGACAAGCGCAAGGCGGCGATCGAAGCAATGGAAGCGATGACGGTCACGCTCGGCGAGGAAGGCCGGTCGTTCTCTCCCGACGAGCAGAAGTCGTGGGACGGTCACGCGAACGTCGTCAAGGAACTCGACGCCACGATCGCCCGGTTCGTCGAACTGGAAGCGTCGCTCGCGAAGTCGGCGAAGCCCGCCGGTACGGAAGCGGCGAACAGCGGCGTCGACACCGAATCCGGTCTGCCGGTCGGCGGGTTGAGCGGGCCGGGAACCGGGCCGGTCATCCGGCTCGCGCGTCCGAAGGTCAAGGGCGCGTTCTTCGCCCGGTACGCGCACGCGCTCTACAAGGCGGGCGGGAATCAGATGCTCGCCGCGCAGTACGCGTCGCAGGAAATGGGCGACAAGGAACTCGGCACGCTGATCAAGGCGGCGGTCGCGGAAGCGACGTCGACGGCGACCGGATGGGCGGCGGAACTGCTTCAGCAGGAAGCGCGCGACTTCATCGAACTGCTGCGCGCCGCGTCGGTGTACGCGAATTTCCCGGCGGGGTCGACGTTCACGTTCGACTCGACGAACAGCATCCGCATCCCGCGTCAAACGACGGGGACGCCGGGTTCGTTCATCGTCGAAGGCGGCGCGGTTCCGGTCGCTGCGGGCGCGTTCGATTCGATCACGCTGTCGCCGCACAAGCTCGGCGTGATCACGGTCGCGACGGCGGAAGTGCTGTCGCGCTCGACGCCCGCGCTCGAAACGATCCTGCGGGATTCGATGCTGCGTGACACCGGGACGGTTCTCGACCGGAAGTTTCTGTCGAACGCCGCCGCTGCCGGTGGCGCGCCCGCCGGTCTGTTCCACACGACGAACGCCGCCGCTCCGATCGCCGCATCCGCGACCGGCACGGCGGTCGACGACGCGATCGCCGACATCACGAACATCATGAACGCACACTTCGCGGCGAACTCTCCGCTGTCGAATGCCGTGTGGCTCATGCATCCGCAAACGAAGATGAAGCTGATGAATCTGCGGAACGCTGTCGGCGCGTTCTACTACCGCGACGAAATGAACGCCGGGCGACTGATGGGCTACCCGGTCATGACGTCGACGCTGATGGACGTCACCGGGAACGGCGGCGGTTCGACGGCGATCAACGATCTCGCGCTGATCGACGCTTCGATGCTGTCGAAGGCGAACGGGATGTCGCCGACGATTTCGATGTCGGACACGGCGTCGGTGCACATGGAAAGCGCGCCCGCTGCGGACATCGGCGGCGCTGCGACTCCGGTGCGGTCGCTGTGGCAAACGGACTCCGTCGGTCTGCGGTTGATCTACGAGGTCGACTACAAGATGCGGCACACGCCGTCGGTGCAATGGGTCGACGCGATCACGTGGTAATCGGTCGCTGACACCGGCACGCAACCGGGACGGCGCGCGCAGCAACAAGCGCGCGCCGTTTTCACAAGGGAGGCCGCTTGAAATATTTAGTCGTTCTCGCAATCGCGCTGCACGCGTTCAACGTGCACGCGCAGTCGTCGGTCGGTGCAGCGTCGGGATCGCAGTCGGCGGCGACGGTCGGCGTCAACGCCGCGCCGCAGCAAACGCTGACGGTGCAGTCGGCACCGTACCCGACGGACACGACGTCGACGGTGCGCACCGCGCCGCAAGTGTTCGCGCCTTCGATGCAACCGACGACGCCGTGTACGTCGATCATCAGCGGCGGCGCGTCAGTCGTCGGGTTCGGTCTGTCGATCGGCGGGTCGTACGAAGATAAGGAATGCACGCGCCGCGAATTCGCGCGGGTACTCGCGCAGATGGGATATCCCGACGCGGGCGTCGCGGTGCTGTGCCGGAACGACGAAGTCGCTGCTGCCGCGCCGCAACTGTGCAAGCGCAGCGAGTACGTCGCGACGCGTCCGGAAACGTACGTCGGCAGCGAACCGCCGGTCATGCCGCCCGCGCGCATCCGTCCGGATGCCGGTCAGAATCCGCAGCAAGCGATGATCCCGGCGAAGGGTTCGATCGGATACGGAGTCAACGGGCAGCAAATGCGCTACAACGGTTCGGGATGGATTTCCGAAGTGGAGTTCGCGCAGCAAGAGGCAGTTCGAAGTGGCGCGGCGGCGGCGATCAACGCCGCGACCGCGCCGAACCTTATCCAAAAAAGCGAGGCGTTGAAATGACGAAATATCTGTTCGGTCTGTTCGCAGTCGTGTTCGCAGTCGCGGCGCAAGCGCAAGTGGCATCGTTCGGCGCTGCCGGGTTCGCGGCGTCGCAGTCGGCATCGGCGGCGATCGCGGTCATCAAGGTCGGGCCGGGCGACGGCACGGCGACGGCGAACGTCGTCGCGAACAACGTCGGCGACACTTCGGCGACGGTCACGCCGACGGCGCTCGGCGGGCCGATCAACGCGATCGGTACGTCGTCGAACACTTCGACGGTCACGCCGACGATCGCCGCGACGGGTACGGGCGAAGCGTATGCGGGCGGCGCGGGCGCGGGTAACTCGGCGTCGTTCGTCGCGGGCGTGCGGTACTTCGCGCCGACGCTCGCGCTGCTGCCGGTGCTGCCGCCGCTGATGCCGACGATCCCGGTCATCGTCGCGCCGCTGCCCGCGCTGTAATGCTGCACGGCGTCGACAAGGTCGCGCGGTTCGTGCTGCACGCCGCGCTGATCTTGTCGGTCGCCGTGTCGCTCGCGTTCGCAATCTGTTATTTCTCCGAATGAGGTCGACCATGCCAACCGTTTCGAAACCGTACACGCCGCCGAAGGAAGTCGAACCGCCGACGATTGCAACGCTGCCGGTCGTTCCGGACGCGCCGTCGGACGCGCCGTCGCTGCAATCCGTCGGGTACGAAGGCGCGCGCTACACGGCGACGGTCACGACGCGCGGGAAGAAATTCGTCAGCAATTCGACGCCGCCCGGCACGACGAACAAGGTCGGGAATGTGGAGTCGCGCGCGCTCGCCGCGACGAAGTGCATCAACGCTCCGACGGTAACGGGCGCGCCGACGATCGGCGTCGCGACGCCGGGCGTGAAGTCGGCGTCGGTCGCATTCACGCCGACGTCGGACGCGACGCGTCCCGCGAACTATCAGTACGTCGTGACGTCGTCGCCGGGAGGATTCACCGCGCCCGGCGCTGCGTCGCCGATCGTCGTGTCGGGACTCGCGACGGGTACGCCGTACACGTTCACGGTCAAGGGGCGGAACGATGTCGGTCTGTCACCGGCATCGGCAGCGTCGAACGAAGCGACGCCGACGTAATGGTCGCCGGGCGTCAATTCATGCCGGGCGTCGGCGCGCTCGTTCGCGTGCGGTCGCTGCGCCCGGTTCTCGCTCCGGTCGGTTCGATCGTGTCGGTATCGAAGGCCGAAGCGGTCGCGCTGATCGCGCTCGGCAACGCGGAACTGCTGCGCGACGATGGGCCGGGAACATCGACGCCGCCGCCCGGTAAATATTTCCGCAGCGACGTTACGGCAGAGGCTCGGCATGGGAATGCTCGCAAAGATCGGCGCTGAACTCGGCGCGCTCGCGCGGCGTGCGGTTCCCGCCGCCGTGGAGAAATCGTATTGGGTTTCCGGTTCGGGCGGCGGTCAGTCGTTTCTCGGATGGGGTCACGACACGACGCCGGGTTCGTGGCAGAAGGGATCGGATGGCGCGCTCGCGCCGTCGGTGCTGACGTTCTCGGCGGTCTACGCGTGCGTGTCGATCATCAGCGGCGACCTTGCGAAGATCGACCTTGAACTGCTGAAGGAACAAGAGGACGGGTCGACGATCGAAGTCGATTCGCATCCGATCGCGCGACTGCTGCGTCGCCCGAACGATTACCAAACGCCGGTCGATTTCATGCAAGCGCTGATGGTATCGGCGCTGCTGACCGGCAACGCGTTCGTGTTCGTCGAATTCAACGGGCGGAACGATCCGATCGCATGGCACGTGCTTGATCCGCGCCGCGTGTCCGTTCTCGTCGACGAGGATGGAAATATTTTCTACAAGGTGCTGCCGCATCCGGTCGCGGGAATTCCGGAAGCGGAAGGGACGATCACGGTTCCCGCGCGCTACATCATTCATCACCGGCTCATGACGCTCGCGCATCCGCTGATCGGCGTAACGCCGCTGTACGCGTCGGCGACGTCGGCGCAGATGGGCGCGAAGATTCTCGCGAATAGCGACGCGTTCTTCAACAATATGTCGCGCCCGTCGGGGATGCTGACCGCGCCGGGAAAGATTTCTCGCGACACGGCGCAAGCATTGCAGAAGCATTGGGACTCGGAGTATTCGAAGGGCAAGACCGGGCGGATCGCGGTCGCGGGCGACGGTCTGCGGTTCGAACCGCTGACGATCAACGCCGTCGATATGCAACTGATCGAACAATTGAAGTATTCGATCAGCGACGTCGCGCGCTGTTTCCGCGTGCCGGGGTTCATGCTCGGCGACATGGACAAGGTCACTTACAAGAATTCGGAAACGCTCGCGCGCGCGTACTATTCCGGATGTTTGCAGTACCACATGGAAGCGCTTGAATCGCGCTTCGAAAATTTC